GAGTTTGATGTTCAGGGACGCAAGGGTCAAGAGGCGATCGATTACTCGTGGGAGCTTGGTGAGCAAGCTGCCGAACAGTGTACGAAACTGTTCAAGGCTCCGAACGATCTCGAACTCGAAAAGGTTTATTGCCCGTACTTTTTGTATTCTAAAAAGCGGTATGCAGCAAAGATGTACGAGAAAAACAAGGCGGGTGACATCGCCTTCAAAAAGATTGACGTCAAGGGTCTCCAGGTGGTCAGGCGCGACAGTTGTCCTTTCGTTCGCGAAACACTCAAGAAACTCTTGGGAATGGTTCTCGAGTCGAGTGATCCACGCCCCGTCATCGAGGAGGCGCGCGAAGCTGCCCGGAATCTCATGAATGGAAAGGTGCCTATGCAGAAGCTTTTGATGAGTAAGCAACTCGCGGCAAATTACAAGGTAAAAATGGCTCACGTTGAGGTCCGGGACAAAATCAAGGCGCGCGCACCAGGGTCAGAGCCGCAGCAGGGTGACAGGGTCCCCTTTGTGATTATCAAGGGACCTGGAAAGATGTACGAAAAGGCTGAGGATCCAACTTGGGTCATTGAAAGGGAAATACCGATTGATTATGACTATTATTTTAGCAATCAATTCAAAAAACCAGTTCAGGATCTTTTGGAACCGTTGGTGCATGCAAATCAAATATTTGACAAGAAGTTCATGGTCAAAACGACAAGTGAAACTGAGATGGGCGCGCGCAGGGAATTCTTGAGTCGTTTCGGGTTAAAAGTCAGTTCCGCAGGAACTGTTCCGTAAAAAGGAATCACAGTCGCCGTGCGACTGGTCTTAAAAGTTTCAACAGTATAGATAGTAAGATGGAACAACAGATTCTCGACATGATCGAGGAGGAGGTCTGTCGACGAGTCAACATCAGGCTCGTCGGTGCACTTGAACTCGTGTCCAAGACGTATGATATTCCGGTTGAGCAACTCATGAAAGACTCTGCCAAGGTGGAGTGTACATTCTGCAAGGGTATTCTCAAAAGTAAGAAGCGCTGTATGAAGCAGCCAAAGGAGAATGGATACTGTGGTTTTCACCAGAGTCAGGTTCCTCTACCCGTCATCAAGCAAATTGAACGTGTGAAAGCTCCGTGGGAATCTTAGTCACTTAAGGTTGAGAAACTTGAGTAATTTAATGAACAAGTCTACACTTTTGCTGACGAGTCTCGAACGTTTTTTTGACGAGCCAAAAAATCAAGAACAGTTGTGTGATATTTTGGAACATCGGAAAGGTATTTCTCTTCGCAAACTCGAGTGGTTTGTCACCAATTATTGCAAGGCTAAACAGGTGACCTACACTGCACCAAATGGAAAAATGTTCACCGTTCACGTCGCCTACAAGTCCAGTTTGGATGGGTACTCGAAGAAGCTCTTCGATCCCTTCTGTCGAACCGAGCGTATAGAATTCAAGGGTTTGACAACCACTGTTGCGCAGCTCAATTTTATTAGATGGACAATTTCGAATGGTATCATCACTTATATCCTTACTGAAAAGGAGTTGTTGCGAAACCACCCTGAAATTGCAGAAGATTGTACCCATAATAAAACAGATACAAATTGTATCCCTGTGTAATTTGCGCTGTATATTCAGGTTTGAATGTGAGTGAAAGATTAGTTGTTTGTGAATTTAACTTTGAAAAATTAAGATACCCCCCCTGATTGTACTCTTTTGGAGTAAGCCCAAACGAGTATGTATAGATGTTTTTAGATGGTATAGACAACCCGTGTTCAAGTGGTTGTTTGAACGAGTAATAAAGAGACCCCTGGAAAGTACTGAGAATATCAACGTTATTCAACGTGATTTTTGCTGTACTAATCACATCAACAAAATTGGAGTTGCCCGAGGGGAATTGAAGCTGAATACCAGTAGCAATGTACTGTGTTGTGTATCCATAACTGTACCGCGAGTCTGAATAACGCCCGTCACTCACATTCTCATAATTCTTATTTCTAAAAAACCATGCCAATGTTTGAACAGGGAAATTTGCAGTCAACTCGAGTAGAGGATTGTTGCCCGAGAAGGCCAGGGTTGACTCTTTTTGAACTTTGGGTACGAGGTACTTTAAAGGCGTGTTCATGTAGTACAGTCGCTCGTCGTCATTGAGGAGAATCTCTTCTGTGATGAGAGTCGGCAAATTTGTCGTGTCTGGTGAATAAATATCCATTTTGCTCCCCGTGGGTGCATTACACCACCAAGTATTTTGCTGAAAGGTAAAGCGCACATATAAGCGCTGNTTCCACATGGCGACCAGGGGAAAGTACGGACGCCGAAGTCTCTCGCGAGCCTTGTTATTNGCAGAGTGNCGGCGGCAAAAGAAGAATTCTAGTGGAGTAATAATATCCGAGGTTGGAACGACGTTTGCATATGCCGAGTATGACAAGACAACGACACCCGAACCACCATCCCCGGGAGTTGTCCCGAACGCACCCCCACCCCCACCACCCATATATATGGTTCCACTGACTGCCGCCGTGTTCTGTGCAGAAAAGCCAGTCACGTTACTCGAACCTGCGCCACCGCTTCCCGAACCTCCGGGAGTTACGAGAGTTCCTGTAATTGCAGTGTTCGATGCACCCCCACCACCACCTCCAAAGTAAGATGCAGTGTATGGATAAACCGCGTTACTAAATAGAGTTCCCACACCTCCGCTACCAAGCGTGCCCGCGTTCGTGAATGCAGAAGTTCCCGTACCTGTAGTCACATTTGCACTCCCACCCGCACCACCACCGGATGCAAAGGCTGTGTTCAGAGACGCCCCGCTCACAAACATAAACTGTGAGTTTGATGTGTACGCTGTCCCGCTCGCCCCGCCAAACGCACCTCCGTACCCGCCTGTAGCTATGTACCCGTTAAAACTTGAGGAAGAACCATTTGGACTTGCCTGACTTCCCCCAGTTCCCACATTCACATTGTACGTGCCAGGAAGTAAAAACACAGACTGATTTACGACCCCTCCTCCACCGCCTCCCGTTGCATTGAAAATAGTCAAGTTTACACCAGAAGGTAGAATAATCCATTGAATTCCTGTTATGGCGTTGATTGTAATCGTAGACGAGTTGGCAGCCGAAACCGTCCCGCTAAATTGTACACTTTGTGAAACAAAGGTGGCTGATAAACCTACGAGCGCAGCTGAAGCGGCTGGTGAAACTGGTATAACACCGGTTGTGGTAGGGTTAATACCTGATAGAGTTACCGTAGTACCAGTAAACACGTTACTTCCAACTGTGATCGTGGAAGTCCCTGTTAAAAATGAAGCAAACGTGGGTGCTGTACCGAGATTCAGAATCACACCCGACGCAGAAACTGAAGCTATATTTGAAAAGGCTGGATCTGCAGACCACAGGATTGAAGTGATTGCTGTGTTTGAACCAACAGCTGCGCCTAACATGGACGAAAGAGGAACCGTGAGACTCGTGGAAGTTGCAGGACTATAGTAAATATTCGAAGAGTTTGTAGTCTCATAAAGACCGTTCGAACCGGCACCGCCACCACCTACGACGAGGAGATTGACCTGTGAAGCTGTGTTGATTGTGAACGTGCCATTCGTCGTAAAGGTGTGAACCGTATTTGATAAAATGTTTGAATTCAGGACACCACCTGTTCCGATAATCGGCGATGAAATATTAGACTGTGCATCAATTGCTGCAAAAACCCCATTTTGTTCATCAACATCTAAAAAAAGCTGGTCGCGAATAATGTACCAATCATCGTAAAGAGTCTCGATGACTGTTTCATTCACTAGGAGATCAATCTGTTTAATGAGAGCTCTACCAATATGTTCGGAGTAGACGAACCCCTTCATGGCGGGCATCTTCACGCGAAGATACATGTTCGAAAGCAAGTGACCCAACTCTGTCGGGCGCAACTCGATTTGAAGAGTGTTTCCCTGATACGAGGGATTAGGTGGTGGAAACGGAGTAACTCTCTGGAACATAACAAAGTTTGTGTATTGTTTGAAAAGTGATGAAAATTGAGAATTTGCATAATCGTTGCTCAACAGGTACGTGTCCTGAGGACCTATTGCGGATAAAGCAAGTACCGACCCCTGTGAAAACCCGCGGTCCTTCTTATCGATATACAGCTGAACAGGTGGAGGGTTCCATGCCGTGCCCGTGTTTAATTCTCTGAGAGGCGCTGAGTTTCCTGTTTTTATATTTTGATTCAAAATTACTATCCCCTTGGGGTCGTATGATCTCGTTGTGAAATTACCAGGGACAATGGTGTTTGTGTAATATGCTTCATGGATAATCGCAGGATAACCCTTGACGTAAACTGGGACATCAATCTTAGGTGGGGGGCTACCATCTATAGTCTCTAAAATTGCCAAGTTTTGTGTTACTATATAATCACTTGCAATCGCAGTGACTTCATATGTAGATATTCCCTGACTATAAGAAACGACTCTCAGAGGCATCGTTATCCCTGGAAGATTCTCCACAATCCATCCTTTCCCTGTTCCCTGTGGGGGTGGTACAGAAAAAATAAAATTAACAACACCTTGATTTACTGTATAGTAACCATACAAGGGGGCGCTCACCTTTTTGGAAACAAATTGAACCTTTCCCGGTGNATAAAGAATAGCTCCCGTTGCATATTGCACTCCTTCAATTGTCTGGTCCGTGTCTGTCTGAAGAGTAAATGACCAAAGGTACGACCCGTAGTTATCAAGAGCTCCGTTTGCGTTGCTGGTCCCAGTGACTTGGATTTGACCTATGATTCCAGTTATGCCGATGGCAGTCCATCCAACACTCACCTGTATCGATGTAAATGCGTTCGTAGTAGCATAAAATGTCACCTCTTGAGGACCAGTTACTTTATAAAACCCATTCACATCAACTGGTGAAATAATAACTGGAGTTTCTTCTACTAACGGAATAGTTGCTTCAATAGCAGCCTGTGTAGCCTGAGCAATTATTTCCGGAGATGCAGGCTGCAGCAGGTCCGTAGGCTGCTTCGAGACGCCTTTCTTAATAAATAAATCTTGAAAAAAGTCCAAAGCTTTTGTCTGGACTCTTCGCTCCAATTGAATAAAATTTTCGAATGCTTTTTGAGATTCTCGTTGTATCCCTGACATTCTCTCTACAACTCACTCAGATTATTCTTCCACATTTGGACCACAGATGTCGCCTTGAGTTGCTCGCGTTCCGTGTTTTTCACAGTACACAAGTCCTTGAGCTTGAGAACCTCCTCTCGCGTATACTGGTAAGTCTTGATATCAAGGAGCTTTGACCAGATTTCCTCTTTGAAGTTTTCAGCTCGAAGTTGTCCCCTAATCTCTTCCAAAGGTACGTTCAGCACCTGAACTCGTTTGTTGATAACGAATCCTATGAATCTTGCCTTTTCACTCAACCACTGAATCTCAGAATCCAGCTGCTTGAGGAGGTGCGCCTTGCGTCTCTTGTATGTGCCAACACGGATCTCCATATAGTCCACGAGAATCTCCTCTGGGCTGGCGTACTTTTTGACAGCTCCATTAGGACCGATGAGGTACATGTTACTCGTGTGAATAGTCTTGGTTAGACCGAGATCCCTGATAGGGTTTTCCAAACCCTCTCCACCCCATATGCGAAAGTCAGGTGTCGTTTCACTCGAGTGATTCTCATATTTCTGGATAGTACCCTTGTCCACCAGGTCGTCCAGGTGCTCCTTGAAGTCCTGGATCCACCGACCAGGTGGAAGCTCCTTCACGTGNAACTGGCTCCCCTCCTTTTCCACGAGACCCTCCATGACCCATGTGTGATCCTTTGTCTTTGTAATTTTGCCCTTAAATCCCTTGAAATGAGGCTTCATTGCAACCATTGGAACCTGTTCAAGACCACACAGAATATTGTGCTTCACAGCCTCTGCATCAAACGGCGGAACATAGCAGCTGAAGCCCGTCCCNATACCTTCGGCGCCATTTATGAGAATCATAGGNATGACTGGTGAGTAAAACTCGGGTTCAACATGCTGACCATCATCCACAACATATTTTAGAACAGAATTGTCTAAAGGGTCGAAGATGGTTTTCGTATGAGGAGCAAGTCGTGTGAAGATGTACCTGGAACTCGCCGCATCCTTCCCACCTGCCAAACGGGTTCCAAACTGCCCAGATGGTTCGAGGAGGTTCAGATTATTTGCACCCACAAAGTTCTGGGCAAGGTTCACGATTGTTCCCTGGAGACTTGCTTCGCCGTGGTGATACGCCGTCTGTTCAGCCACGTAGCCTGCCAGCTGCGCCACCTTCATGTCATGTGTCAGGTTCTTCTTGAGGCAGGCGTAAATCACCTTGCGCTGGGAAGGTTTGAGACCGTCTGAAACGTGTGGGATAGATCGCTTAATGTCTTCTGCGCTAAAGTTGGACAAATCTCTGTGGACGAAATCACTGACAGAGAGAGTCTTGACTGTACCATATGGAATCTCCTTGGGAGGAGACGCCATGTGCTTCGTCAGCCACTCCTTGCGGTCATCTGCAAGAGCCTTGGCAAACGCAAGTCGCATAGACTCGTCCACGTGCTCATCTGAACTGAAGGCGACCGTCAGGCGGTCAATTTGCTTGAAATACTCCTTGGCTTCTGCGCTCGTGGAGGTTCCCAGACCCTTGTAGTACTTGACGTTTCCGAAGGAAACCGCAGCGCCTGCGGCGGCGGACTGCTGCGCAGTCCTGAAAGCCTCTTCCGTAAAGTACCAGGTTTTCCCCGCTTTGATGACTGGGGTCACCATAGAAACCACAAATCCCATCTCTATGAGTTTAGGCCAGTACACGTGGAACATGTTGAGGACCAGACCCTTGATGTGAGACCCATCCAGGTCAGCATCCGTCATAATCATCAGACGCCCGTAGCGCAATTCTCTCAGAGAATTATAGACCTTGCCATGTTGAAGCCCGAGGATTTTCTTCAAATTGGAAAATTCTTCATTTTCAGTCACCTGTTTTACCGTAGCATCCCGAACATTTCGAGGCTTTCCCCGGAGTGGAAACACGCCGAATGCGTTGCGTCCTACAACGCTCAGACCGGCAATAGCAAGAGCTTTCGCCGAGTCACCCTCGGTAATAATAAGCGTACACTCGGTACTGCGATGAGTTCCCGCCCAGTTGGCGTCATCGAGTTTCGGAACTCCCGTAATACGCGACTTTTTGGACCCATCTGTCTTTTTGAGCTCTTTGTCAATNTGAGTGAGTCCCTTGGACAAGAGATCGTCCAGGACCCCTGTAGCCAAGACATCCTTGATGAATTTTGGTTTAAAATTAATGGTTTCGGTATTTTTTGAAGTGCACTCAGCCTTGGTCTGACTGCTAAATGTGGGGTTGATTATAACTGCTCGGACAAATATGAAAAAACTCGCCTTAATTTGAGCAGGTTTGAGGGTTGCACATCTCTTATCCTTTGATATCTCATCTACCAGTGCCTTGACCACCTTGTCAACATGCGAACCACCCTTGGTGGTGGCAATACCGTTGACCCAAGAACACTGCTGGAAAGCACCCGAGGTTGAGTGACACACGGTAATGTCGAGGGAGTCTGTGTGCATCTTTGCTAAAGGAACGTCACCAACGTGCATTCGCACGTACTCTTCCAGGCTGGATACTCCGAGTTTCACAGTGTTCAAGTAAATTTCAGTCTTTGAACACCACATCGCTGCGTCCCATGTNCGCTTTTCCACCAACTTGGCAAAGTCCCCAGATCCACCGAAGCGTTTCCAATCCGGGCAAAAGCTGACTGATACAGAAGGAATCATCTTTTCATCCTTGATGAGTGGGGGTTGCACCTTGCTCATATTGTCCGTCCAAGTTTGCTCATAAATCTTTTTTCCGTCACTAATTTTGATTGTAAATTTAGAACTGAAAACGTTTGCCAACTTGGCTCCGTAGCCGTTGCGACCACCAGTCACACGCTGTTCATCGTCATTGTAGTTGGAACTGGTCAACAGGTGACCAAAGATGAGTTCAGGGATCCAGAGCGGGACTCCTTTGGAGTCCCTCTCAGTTTCGTGTTTCTTGATTGGAATTCCAACCCCTGCATTGTAAACCGTGACTGAGTTGTCGCTGCCCAGGTGAACCCCGATACACGTCATCTTCTTGGGGTGGAGTGAATATTGATCGATGGCGTTGACCAGGACCTCATCAAATATCTTCACCAACCCAGATGAAACAGAAAGCTCAGAAATCTTGAAACCGACCCCGTCTCGAATCCAATAGGAGGAAGATTCGGGAACGAGGGATCCAACATAAGTGTCGGGACGTTTGAGAATATGCTGAACGTGTGAGAGCCGTTCATAGCTCATCGTTTATGAAATTACGACTTGTCTCTTTAGCTGCGATAGTTTTTTAACAAAATTGAAAATACAAGGGCTGTGATGAGAATCATGAGAATTATGGTTGTATTGTCGAACAGTGGTTCTGGAGCCTCAGGTTCACACCCTGATAACCAATGCTTGAGAGCATCCTCATATGACACAACAGGCTTCCCAATACTTTCGTTTACTTTATTATGAATATCGACCGACCACCTGAATTGATCAATGTCAGGAAGTGGGTTCTCGGCGAGCAATTTTGAAAAATGAAGACTGCACCCGAAGCATGGAAGAACCAACTGGTATGACTCAATGAATGTCTTGAGACCTGCTTTATCAACAGCTGCAAGACATGCAAGGTGAAATGCACCCCAGAAGTAAGGACCGAAACTCTTTGGACACAGTCCCATTAATTTATGTAAAGAAATTAAAATGTGTATCCAAACGTATCAATTTCATACTTGAAATACCCTGCTACGAGTTCTCGTGTTTCATCTGTGTAATATTGTTGATAAGAACCTTCATAGTTTCCTTTGTTTTGTTGATCTAGTGGTAATTCTGCTCCTAAGATGTCTTGGATCTGTTTGAACTTTTCATCTATCTCTTCAAGTTTAATTACAATGTCAAAATCTTCTGCTTTGGCGTTTAATAAGTTAAAATGGGTTGATAGACCCCACCCCGGTACTTTTTTTATATTTGAAAGAATTTTGATAAATTCAGTAAATGTTGGTATTTTATCTAAATTAATTATGTTTTTAAACATATTATTTCTTATCCAGTAAAAATACATACTCACCATTCTGTGCCAGGGATTTCTAACGATAATTAAAAATACGTGTTTTGGAAATAGTTTTCTGTATTGTTTTACATTTGTTTTTTGAAAAAATAGATTCGTGTTTTTCAAATAATTTATGTTGCAAAAATGACCAATACTTACAAGACCGCATTTAGGCAATCCGAAAAATAATACTTTGTCTTGTATAATTGAAATATTAGACATTTAATTAAAATGTATAAAAAAATTGGCTTAACGAAACACGATCTAATCCACCCCTGAGACGGAGGACAAGATGTAAAGTAGATTCCTTCTGAATGTTATAGTCCGCCATGGTACGGTCATCCTCAAGCTGTTTGCCTGCAAAAATGAGACGCTGCTGATCTGGAGGAATACCCTCCTTGTCTTGAATCTTAGCCTTCACATTGGCGATTGAATCAGAAGATTCAACCTCGAGTGTGATTGTTTTGCCCGTGAGCGTCTTTACGAAGATTTGCATTTCTAATTAATATACGTTGGTATCTTTTAAGTCGGGAGAAGTAACTTCTAAGCCGAGGGAGCCTCGACGGGAGCCTCAACGGGAGTCTCGACAGGCGTCTCCACGGGAGCCTCTACGGGAGCCTCGACGGGAGCCTCGACGGGAGCCTCAACAGGCGTCTCCACGGAAGCCTCTACGGGAGCCTCGACGGGAGCCTCTACGGGAGCCTCGACGGGAGCCTCTACGGGAGCCTCTACGGGAGCCTCGACGGGAGCCTGTACGGGAGCTTTTGGGCACCCGCACTCGCACTCGCATCCCTCGCAGTTTGGACCACAGCCGCACTCGCAACCGCATGACGCAGCCTTTGCATTCAGAGCCTCCTCAATCAAAGCAGATGCACGTGAAACTGGGACATCCTCATCGGCAACCTCTTTGATAATATTCCAATAAAACACATCTCCTTTTTTTAATTTAAAAAAATCATTCTCTGGCGTCACACACCATACACCATCGTAATGACTCTCAATAAGCCCTGAATCACTTACAACCCATTTAAAATCGTTATCTTCTGAAGGCGCAAGTTCTACCTCTGACAGTATCCAATATGAATGACGCACGTAAAGCCCATTATCTACGTTACGAATGTGACCCTCCGAGTCAATTTCGTATGTAGAACCCTCACTTGCCAAACGAATTCTATCACCACCGCTTGCCCAAAAAAAACCTGATCCTTTCTCCTGAATTTTGAACGACATTTATATTATAAAGTGATATTTTTTTAAGTGATAAAAAGTTTCGTGTCATGTCATCGTATGAGTCATGCTTCACATGATAAAATCAAAATGGATCTCGCTAAGCTTCACCCGACGTACAGTCTCTTCCGGACCGACCGCGTCTCGGCTGAGGAGGGTCGCGCTCGCGTGCACGCCGTGCCTCATGTCACTCCCAAAAAGACTCTCGCTCCACCAGTGGGCAAGGGGGGTGAATTCTGGCGTCGCTTGTACGACCAAGCAGTGGTGAACAAGCACCCGTACCCTGAACTTTTAGCAGACTCGATGCTCCGAGCACGCGAAAAAGCTCTTAAGATTGAGGCAAGTCGGCACAAGCTCCAAGTGACTGCCAAGGTGCCCAAACCCGCCGAGACTGTTGTTGTTGCAAAGACCGGGGTCAAGCGAGGACGTGTGGTCCCAACTGAAGCTCGCTGTGCAGCAACCAAGATGGACGGCAAGCAGTGCGAGTTCAAGCGCCACCCTGACTGTGGGAAATTTTGCTCAAAGCACGCGGTGAGGACCTNAACAAAAACCTCTGAATAGTGTAATGGAGATGAACTGGAATATCATATGGGCGGCTATCGTCATCAACTTTCTACTCGTCTATATAGTCCCTCGTCTGATAAAGAAACCTACAGGAGTTCAGGTCATTGATGACCTGGTTCTGTACCTCAACTCCCAGAAGGGATTTTTGCTCGCATCCTCCATAATCCTTGCGGGTGTTATATACGGCGCGCACTACTGGGTAGAATCATCTGGGGGCGAGGGAAGCTCGCACTCACCTGATTTTTAAGTCAGTTCCGTAGGAGCGACTGGATTTTTAATATTGGNCAAAAGTAAATGTTTAAGAATACGAGTGCCGCTGTTGGTAATATCGCCAAGGCTAATCAGCAGATCAACGCAGCAGTTGTTGCTGCATCNAACGGTCAGCCAGGTAATGTGAACCGCATGGCAAATGCCGCCGCGGGAAACCTTGCAAATGCCAATTCACAGCTTAATGCAGCTGCAAATCAGGCAAAGAACATGGGTCTGAACAAGGTTTCCGCAAATCTGAAAAATGCTGCGAACAATGTTAAACAGGCAAAGCTTGCGGATGCTCTGAAGCACACAGCAAATGCTGTGAAATCGATGAACACACGCCAGTCATAAGCTCCTTGGTATGTGTATGATCCCAGACTGTCACGCGCTTTTCGAAGCAATCCTTCATGTGCGTTGCAAGAATATCAGTGGAAGGGTGACCCCACTTGAGGTCGTTTGTAAATAGAAAATCGTCAAAACCTATTGGACCAAGCGTACACGGTACGACCCATGGCGTCTTGACGTACTCCTTCAGTCCCCCGTAATCAGTTATAATGACGGGTTTGGACATGAGGGCAGCCTCGACAGCTCCCATTCCGACCCCCTCGGAGTGTGAGCAGTTGATATAACAGTGACAGCTCGCGTGAATCCTGTCCATGGCATCATCTGACAAGAGACCGTTAATCACAACTACTCCAGGAATGTTCAGTTGCAAAGGCTGAATGCACGTCGCCTTGAGTAGTAGACGCGCCTTGTCCCCAAAATTACACATCTGAAAAGCCTTGATCAGACCGTTTATATTCTTCCGAGGATCAGCCATGTTACCGATACTGTAGAAGGTGTAGGGCGTCGCCTCTGCAGGACCTTTCGCTGGTTTCTCATACGCAAAAAGATGAAGAACCTTCCATGTAACCTCGGGGAACTGACTCTCGAAAAC